GTTGGGGATATTTTAGCTATTTATAACAAGTATGATGTTGCAACTGATTTTATGTCTTCGAGCATTTCATCAGATTTAGTAATTGAAAGAACACGCGAAACTTTGTCTTTGGCTAATGTGCGTGGGCAAGCATTTCAAGATCATTGGGCAGCCGGATCCCGTTTACTAGCGTTAGATTTGTTAAGCCCTTTAAAGGTGACATTTAATGATGTCGAAAAAATAGCACCTTCTATTGACAACATCGGTATTTGGTCTATTCTAGCTAAACAGTTCATATCCGAACCCGAAGTTCAAATTAGACTAGAATGTATTAAAGATGAACTCATGACCGGGGCGGCTCCGCGCAAGAAAGCTCCTAATGTAGTCCAAGCCCGCATCCAAACATCTAGACTAGTTCCAACGTCCATAAGTAAACCCCTAAAAGATATACTTAAAATGTTAGATCCGTCAGCTAGTTCCCTTGAAAAACTATGTCGAATCAAAACTGACGTATATAAGTTCGGTTATATAGTCATTCATAATCTGCTAAAACGTCCTTTGGAAATGAATCCCTGGGCTTTGAGAGATTCTGTTAATGTTAACATGGGGGTTAATAAAAAAATACTGGAACGTTTTACAACCATTGTTCCATTATTGGATTGTGCAAAGAAAGATAAGATAGTTGTATGGAGGGATTTATTTGGGCCAGATCGAAATCTAAATTTCTTTTACATACTGGAAACGTTGGACGGACTAAATTATCGCATTTTATATTCAAATTTCCACCTTGAGGGCCATCCTTATGCGGTACCTTTTGCATTAGTGGATTCCATAGATGATCATTCTAAAACCCCCTCGCGCCGTATTGAATCTCTTAATCAGCTGATTGAAGAACAAATATTAGCACATGTCGGGCCACCGATTATAAGTGTAGCTAAATCTGAAGAAGCCGCTCAACGCCGCCGCAATGAGTTTAAATGGGATTCTTTCCGTCGCAAAGTATTGGGTCTGATGGTTCAGTCCGCGGTTGACTCCGGGAAGTCTCCCAAAGAGTATTTGGTATCTAAAAATGCTCGTCAGGATTTAAGTAATAGTATTCTGGTATTGTTAGCGGGTGAGCGGGGGGCTTTGTTAGAAAAAATGACTCCCGAAGCTAGGCGGGAAATACAGTTAGCTTATCAATCAGATTTGAATAAATTGTTAAATAATTTTCGCCTTCTAGCTGAAGATATAGCCCAGAAGGAAAAAATCAAACTAGAACCCGCCCTGGAGGAGATTCTAGGTGCAGTTATTAATAAGCGCCGAGATAATATATATCAACTAATGATACATAAAGCTGAAATAGTTAGTAAAACGTTTGATATTTAACTATCTTCATGATATATTATTTCTTCCCGACTAGATCCTAAGAAATCAACGAATGCTACCACAGCGCCGGATATTACTCCCCAAACCATTCTTTCTTTTTTGGTTAAATAGTTTGAATTTAGGGGGTTTTCAAAATTGCTATTTAAAACCTAAATGTATTAGGAAAAAATGAGTACACCCAAACGCAAAGTAGGACGGCCAAAAAAGAACCCGCGTAAGGAGCCGCGGCCCAGAGAGGGAGTAATAGCTGAGCTAAAAAATAACTTCCCACCACCGAATCAAATAGTGATGTCTATTATGTATGACAATCCTATGCGATGGAAACGGGTTTTTGACTTGTTTAAGTCTATGTCGGCCAGTGGACTTCACATGAAGTTCTCGGGGACAGATCTCACCATAACTACTCAGGATCATGTTAAGAGAAACAAGGTCATGGTACAGTTCCACGGGGCTAGGCAACATCATTATTATTGTCCGCAAGAGTTTGAGGCAAATATCTTGCAGCAAAAAATAGATGATCATCTTCAAACCGTTGATGCCAACTTTGACTTAATTAGGATATACAGTCGTGCTATTAAGAGGCGCTCGTTTTTATACATGCAACTTAACCATGCAGCCAAACCTCGATTTACGGACCTACAAGAGCTTGAGCTAATGGACAGTGATAAGTGTGAAAGAGTTTCCGGTATTGAAGAGGCTTTGGCCGCCGAAAAAGACTATCCAATCAAATTCCGACTAGAAGCCAAGGTATTCAAAAAATACATTAATAACGTAATTAAGAAAACCAAAGAGCTTACCATCCAAAAGAAAGGTAACGACCCTCTCAAATTTCAATATGTTCCTAATAAAGGGAAAGGAATAAAAGAACGTCGTTTCAATCATGCTGAGGATATTCAACTAGAATCTAACGTAGCTGAGGATGATATCTTTGCAGTTACTGCTTATGCAAGTGATATCAAGCCCATGACTTGCTCTTGCATTGATGATTATATCTATGTGAGCGCAGACAAGAATCGCCCGCTCATATTCTCGGCCTATTTGGATTGTGAAATAGATGGTGGAAAGCTCAAGTTGGGCACTCAGGCAGTTACTATCAAAGTAATTACCAACATAGTTACAGCGTCATAAATGTAAAAAATCAAGACTCTGTAAAATTATGTTTTTTTGGAGTCTTTATAAATATATCGTCCAGCCATGAAGAAATCTACCGACAATGAGCCCATCATTAGCCAAAGCAATCGTTTTGGATGACCGTCGTGTCTTAGATCCTCATATAACGCATATGCTGGAAATGCATAGAAACACGTTGGTGGCGACGGCAACACGTGTGATGCAAAAGATCCAAACACCCCCATCCCGGCGAATATTATGGAATCCATTTTCGTCAACAAAAGTTCCTTTTTATATATCAGGGTTTCAATTTTGGAGTTGTTCTTGCAATAACTTGCGGAAGGTTTCTACCTGTATTTCGTCATTTTCCACAAGATCCGAGGCTTTGTATTCAGACCATCTCTTAACTTGCTCTATCATTGGTCGCATGTCCAATGATTGGTATCTCTCCCATAATTTACCTATTTTTGCAGCTGTCTGAGCATAATCCATTTCCACAGATTCCAACCAGGGATATAGCTTCTTTTCTAATTTAATCACGTCATCTGCTTCGCGTAGTGTAGCAACAACCGCGGGCGGCTTATGGCAACAACAAGGTATATCTGATTGTGGCAGTGTTAATATTGGTGGATCAGCCCGTACAACAATACCATCATCAGATTCAAGAGTTTCCACAGCGCATTTGCAAGACATTGTGCCAATGTCCACAAGTCTATCTCTAAGCCAATTTACCCAGTCCGCAAGCATTACAGTCAGCTCACCCGGAGTTGTGGCGGGAGAGGTTTTCCAAGCAGGGCATCCGGAATATTCAGATTCAAACATTTTATTGTGATGTGCGCGGAGCTGATTATACTGATCGCGAACTACATTAGCTTGTTTAGTCAACAGTTGGTGCATGGGACATTGTTTAAGTTGCTTCCGCATACTATCATCAAGTTTGTATTCTTTAATCAGTGCCATAGCATACTTTTGAGGGTCATCTGGGATAACAATATCCATCCCGTGTATTTTGCGTAGAATTTTGTCTTGCAATCCGAACTTCGCAGCACCGCCGGCTTTGTAGTGAACATCACTGCCACCCATTTTTACTGATTTAGACCTGGCTGTAACGTTGAGTTTGCCCTTTGGAGGCTTCGCTTGGGGCGGCTGTCCGGCTAGAATTTGATCTAATAACTTCAAAACATCTTGGATATCCTTTATCCTAGCATCACTATCCGAAAGCTTCTTTTCATAATCAGTTTCGCAACACTTACATCCGAAGAATTTGATGTATTGTTTAATTGAGCGTATTTGCTCTAGCGAGTCTTTATGCAACGATACAAAGCGAGTCTTGAGTGACTCAATAGATCGATTTTCCGCAGCATATCTTTGCATCTTTTTACGAAGATAGTTCAAAGTATGAGATGCTCCGACTAGTACTGTATGGCCTCCCCACAATGTATTGAGATTTCGCAATACCTCATCGTTGAACTTATCTCGTTCTATCTTGGAACGACATTTCTCGTAAATAACCGGAAGCATTTCATTAACTACCAATACCGCCACATCAACCTGTTGCGTTTGAGGCTTGTATTTTTCGCGGATCTTCTTAACTTTATCCATTCTTCCCTATACTCCAAGATTCTTTAATTCTTGAGTCCAAAAAAAATTTACAATATATCTGCAATCTTGAGCAAGCTGGTTTAATCCACTAAAAAATACTTGGATATTTACGATTTATAGTTTTCCAACTCCCTGGCAGATGGATCCTCCGTCTTAGTGAAGGGGTGTCTCCAGAAAGCAGGAATGGTAATCGCCCGTCCGGGATAGGCTTCTTCGAATATTTGACGATACCACAATGATTCACGATCATATGGCGGGCAATGTTTGTATTTTTTGATCTCCGCCGCGAGTTGTTCGTCGGTCCATTTGTCCTGGACATGTTTTTGTATGATAGTATGCCAGCTGAGCTCGGTCGCAGATACCCCATCACTGAAGGCTTCCTTGGGTCGCTCCCTAATCTCTTCCGGGAGCATATCCGCAAAGGCTTTGCGCAGTATTGTTTTGCCCTGACCAGACCTGAATCTCTTGAGGTTGGGATGAATGGACATTACAGTATCTATGAAGTGAGCATCTGCAAAAGGCACTCTGGCTTCTAGTCCAGCCCCGCTGATGCTCTTATCACTGCGAAGTAGATCATACAAGTGAACACGTTTCACGAGTTTAATGTTCTCAGTGTAGAACTGACGATCATTGGGAGCTAATTCCATCCCACGGTAGCCTCCAAAGACCTCATCAGACATATCCCCGCAAAATATGACCTTGTCATCAGAATGTTTGGCAATCCATTTTGCTAGTAGGAAGTTACCAACACTAGCCCGCACTGTGGTGGTGCAGTAACTTTCTATTTGTCTCACTGTATCCGGAATGGCTTCCAACATCTCCTCTTTGGTAACCAAAACTTCATGATGGTTTGATTCCAAATGATCTGCCATTATCTTCGCAAACTTGATATCAGGACTACCCTTCAGTCCAATAGAATATGTATTGACTTTGTGGTCAGACATTTCTTGAACCAGTGCAGCGATGACGGAACTATCCAAGCCGCCCGATAAAAGCGCTCCTATGGAGCGATCGGACATCATTCGCAAACTAGTCGCTTCAGTGAGGGTGGAGCGAATTGTTGAAATGGCAATTTCCTCTTCAGTAATTCCCCTAGGATAGAAGAACTTATAATACCTCTCGAAGCCCATCTTGTTATGCCAATACGCACCTGGTGGAACTTGATCAACTACTTTACAGAAGTCCAATGCTTTGAGTTCACTAGCGAATGCTATCCCCATGGCCCCAACACATCCATAGTACATAGAACGCACTCCGATAGGATCTCGTGCTGCAAATATACCAGCATCTGGGTCAAATAGCACTAATGCAAAAACTCCCCTAATTTTGGAAAGCATTCCCTCAAACCCTATCTTGTGATATAGGTGTAGAATAACCTCACAATCAGATCCGGTTTTGGGTTCCAACCCGTATTCGTCAATCAATTCCTTGTAGTTGTAAATTTCTCCATTGCAGATCAGCAACACATTGTTAACGCAAAGGGGTTGGTCGGCTGATTCCTTGGGATCCATTATGCGCAAACGAGTGAATCCCAAATGTCCTACTCCTTTAATATTACGCAATCTAGCTGATTCCGGCCCGCGAGCCTTGAGTCGCATAACTCTAGCTTCAGCCTCTTTTACAGGTAGTTCACATCCAAATAAGGCAAATATACCACACATTCCGACAAAACAAAGTTTTTCAGGGTTATTGGTAATAGATGATCAATTTTCTAACATTTGTAATTTACAAATTTGAAAAAACGATATTTTGACATGCGGTTCCATGTTGTCAATCTTTAAGTACTGAAGCAATGATTCTAATGTGCGATCCTTGCCAAACTTTTCAGATAGAATCTCAGCATATTTTCCATCTACAATAGAGTGAAATTGATCCCACATCTCTTCTGTATTATTAGCGCGATACGCGCTTCCTATGGTCTCCTGACCATGAACTGATTTAACTGCTTCTTTTTTCATATAATAAAATTTGATTATGATTCTGATATAATGGCGTGCCTTTGCGACCCAGTAATAACCAAAATCCAAATTGGGGATATTATTAATGAACATAGACCCTTGCAGCCTTGTGTACCTATAGGGTGTATTATTGATGATTTGATCGGGATATATCTAGAAGGTCGCGCGGATCTCTTGACTGGTGTTACGGTCATGAACTCTACAGAAGCATATGAAATTCCAGAAGATCACTACTGGATTACTCGGTTGAAAGATCTGATGGTTGAAGGGGATATTCCTGATATTGTCTTATATATGGGAGAAGGTTCCGATTTTGGAGTTCGCCTCGAAGAATGGATTTGTGCTTACCGTATGCAAGTGGTGATGAGTGAAGATGAATATTCGGAAGAAGAGATTGTCGAAGAAGATGAAGGAATGCCCGCTCTGGAGGGTGTGGTGATTGGATTAAGGCCATTGGGAGCGCTCATAGCCGCAGGAGCATTAGTAAGGGCGGTCCGAGGAGAATATGAAGAATTAGTTAACTTGGAGAATGTATCCACTCCGTTGGAGAACAAATCATTGTTGAAAAAAATAGCTAAAACTGAGGAGAATTGTGCTATTTGCTTAGACCCACCGGAGGGAGAGTGTTATAAAACACCTTGTAGCCATTATTATTGCATCAAATGCTTAGATACATGGTTGGAAACATCTAAACTATGCCCAATTTGTCGTCATGAATTGGATATGATTAAAAATGTTTCGTAGATTGTTATAATCTAAGTCAGACAATTCTAATATCTACGCAGAGATTCAATTTGACGAGCCAACTGTGCTGTTTTTTCATCCGCGGGAGATCTTTCAATATACCTTCCGTGATGCAGCGGCGGAGCATCTGTCTTGGCATATTCCTGTAAATATTCTCCGAAATCCAGCTCTTCTAAGCGAGGTGATTCTAACTGCACTACATCGTGATCAATGCCCGGTATATGAACGCCATGATGTGATTCTTCCACATGCTGGTAATCTACCCAAGAATTACCCACTAGCTTGGCCCCTGGAGGTATTGGCGGGGCTACACAACCATATTTAGGTTCTTGCAACCACTTGCGGCATCGGGGACATCGCATAGCCGCCAAAGCACCCATTGCCGAGCCTTTAACAAACTTACCCTCGTGACCAAGCCTGCAATATGAACAAATAATTCTCATTTTATGTTTTTGAAATAAAAATTTAGTATCTACCTGACAATGGATGAATGCTGTGCTGAAATAATTGACAAAGTGAATGTGATAATAGCAACTATTGGCTTGGCATTGGAAGTCCATTCCAAAAACTTAGCAAAATATAGCCGAAATTTTGTTCATAAATTGAACCACTCAGTTGACTTGTATGACAGTTCTATACAATCCCGTAATCCATTTGAATCTATTAAAGAAGTTCAAGATCATGTATTCAGAGTAATTGTTCGAAACAGGTGGGTGATCAATGATATTATCAGAAAGAGGAATAGATATGATTATCCTGATGACTATGATGATATGGTCAATCGAGTCTGGACCATCCTTGACGCATGGGAGTGGTGGAATTGAAATCTTTTTTCTATATATGGAACTACAAGATAAAATTATGCGAGTAATTGAATTGCGTGAGTTTGTTTAAGATCTCATACTATTTGCCAAAAGTATGTGGGAAGATCGTCCTGGATATAAGTTTAATTATGATTGGAAATCATAAGAAGACTTTAAAAAATCTTGTGAGAAATCCTTGATGCAAGGTGCTGATCCCTTTAAACAAGACTATGAACTTAGATGGTATGATTTGGACCAGTTTTAATTACTGAAACTGATGAAAAAGTTCTGCGAAGTCGGGCAATTTGACTAAAGCCTAATCGTAAGCAACGTTAGACGCTTTATAAATGGTTTGACTTGTATAGATGGACATATACCGAAGCTATTGCATATGTAAAATTTGGAGCCCCAAAAAAGCTTCTATAAACTCCGGAAGATGTTCTTTGATGAGCTGACTCCCAAACAGCTTTCTATGATTAAAAAGTCTAAAGTCCCTCGACATACTCTGGATAATACTATCCATGACGTAATAAAAGCTTACAAGTCTGGTTTTGCAAATTTAGCTGCGAGGAATATAACTTACTTTAGAGTTAGAAAGAAAAAATCCCACTGTCCTCAAGAGACTATTGTTCTGGAGTCAACAGCTTTCTCCAAAAAACATAACACCTTTGCTCCAAGAGCTTTGGGTAATAGGATAAATTCCAGTCAGCCTATCAGAGGAATTAAGAATAATTGTAGACTAACTTGGAATAAACGAACCGGTCATCTAACTTTATATAAGCCTGAGGGAGTTCAAAATAGAAAACGAGTCTGTTCATTAGATCCTGGGATTCGGGCCTTCCAGACTATATATTCCCCTAATGGCTGTAAGGAATATGATAAAGGGAGTGCTAATCTCCCACCCATTATAAAAAATAATGGAGAAGGAAAAAGAGTATTGATTCATAGAGTCAATGGTAGGAGTTTCTGAAAGAATGAGTCTTCTTATTTGATTAGAAAGAGT